CTGTTAATAGTTCTGTTGTTGCGTTTGCTGATATAGTCTTAGTCTTAAATAAGCTAAATACAGCATCACTTGTGTCAGTAATAGTGACCGTTATTGTGTCAGCATTACCTGAATCTTCAGACACTAATATAGACTTAATTACACCCGTTGTAGCAGATGGAACTGTATACAATGTTGTAGCATTTGTTGTAGTTAAATCTACTTTTTTATTTAAAAAAGAATTTGCCATTATGCTAAAAAAAAGTTAAATGCTTCAACTTCATCTTTTACATCTTGTTGAAACGTTGTGTTAAGTTTTTGTACCACACTATCAACATCTCTAACAAATGATTGTTGTACTTGTTGATCATATTCTCTATTGGGTTGTGTTAAGGATTGTACAATTCTAGCCATTATCTTCTTCCATCTGGTTGATAGTCTATTCTAAATGTGCCTAGTTTCCAAAATTGACTTGTACTTGTATTAGCTATCTTTAAAGATATAGACCTTGCTCTGGCACGTGTATCAATTTTCTGTGTACCACTTGTAATCGTAAAGGGCCCTAATGTAGAACTAGCTTGTGTATCATTTGGAAAGTCTCTTAGATTTAAAGTTACTACAACATCTCCTGTTTGAGATAAAAAGTCTGGTACTACTCTTCTTATTTTCATCATAAACTCACCATCACCATTCAACCCTTGTTGACCTATATCAAAGTCTCCTGATTCTATATTAGCTGCAATAGATGTTGTCTGACCTTCTTTAACTTGATTTAATCCTGTCTCATGTTCAAAGTATGTAGATGTACCGTCTGTGTTACCATAAACATAATTAGTATCTGTTGTAGCCGTTTCACCGTCATCATCATATTCTGTTGCATGAGGTTTACCAAACACAGCAGAGTCTTGCCATGCTGTTCTAGCTAATGTTCCTGTAGTCCATACAGGTCTATCTGGAGTTGAGTCTAAATAATTATAAGTTACAACTCTATTGACTGTTCCTGATCCTGAGTTAGGATAGAACCACATCACTTCGCCAAACAAATTATTTAATCCTGCATTGATGTGTTGTTTTGGAGTTGTGTTAATATCGTCATAAACATGGTCTTCAACCAAACATCGTAATGATTCTAGTTTACCTGTGTATCTAAAGAAACCATTTTCTGACATCCAGTAAGCTGTACCATCAACCTCTACTGCTGCGTTTTGTCCAATCAATCCACAGTTTGTACCTACTTGTTGGAATGAGAATGTAAATGGTGGACCAACAAATCTCATTACAAATAAAGCTGTATCAGTCCAAATGTAAATTGAGTCTCGACCTCTTATAGATCCAACAATCTTTGATCCATCTGCAAGTCTCTGTGTACCTGCTGTGTTTGTTGCTGTTGGTGTATAAGTATTAATATCTTCTTGAGAAGAGAATCTTATAAACATAGGATCTTGTGTTGATTTAGTTCCAATGGTTGTTTCTGTACCAAAAAATATTAAGTGTCGATCTGGTGTAGATACTAAACTAAATGCAGAAGCTGTTGGTGCACCTGAAATAATAGTTGCTCTTGTAATGTTAGCTGATGTAGGATTAGAATCCCATTCAAAACTTTCACCACCATTAATAGTTGCAACAAGTTTATTACCAAAATTATCTAGTGACCATAGTCCTGGTGCTGTTACAACATCTCCTGATGCTGCAGCATTCCATGCAAAGAAATTAGATGCATCGGTTACAGTTGCTCCTGATGAGTGAACAGCTGCTGTAGTTCCTAAAGCTCCTCTTGTTAATCCTGATAATGTACCACCACTATTTCCAGTGTAAGTAATAAGTTCACTGTCAACTAATACCGTTCCTGATGATCCAAAAGAAGTTGAACTTGCCATCGTTAAACTTGTGACTGAAGCGTTAATACCTGATGATAATGTTGAAGTAAATTCTCCAGTTTTAAAACCACTCCAAGGTCCTAATCCCCAACCTGTCGATGCAACCTCTGCTGCTGGACCTACTGAAAAATAGTGTTTAACTCTAATACCACCTGAAGTAGTTGCACCACTACCTGATTCGTTTGATCCAACATCAATAGTTATTGTTGTGTCTGTTGGCACTGTGGTTACCATAAATTTGTTATCGTCAAAATTAGCAGAGTTAAAATTAGAGTTTGTAATAGCTGTAAAATTATCTAATTGGATAATATCAAACTTATTTATATTGTGTGCTGATGCAAAAGTTATTGTTACAACTGCAGATCCATTAGTTGTAGAGAAAGTACTTGTTAATGTTGTTGTAGATTTAAGTGGGTGTATATCATAAAAGATACCACCTGAATAAGCGTATAAAATTCTGTTTGTTCCAAGTACAGCATACTTGATACCTGATGTATTGATAAAATGATGAATAGCTGTGTTACGACCTGTAATATCAACTGAGCCTAATTGAGCCCAACCACCTATCTTCTCTGGTGTTTCATATCTAAACCTAACATTGTCTCCTGTAACCCATTGGCTCTCGCCACCAGTAGCAGTAACTTGTTTATTGAATCCAGGTGCAAATTTAACTTTTTGTAACATATGTCTCTCAGATTATATTAAAGTGCGTTGTGAATCAACGAGTTTTAGGTATACCTAACATAGGTCTTTTATCATACAAATTGGACTTTGCAAAGGGTCCATTTGCATGATTGTAGTGTAAGAACACTTGTCCGCATAACTTGCCTTGGAAAGGTTCTCTCCAATGTTCTAGTTCGCAGCCTGAGTATATAAGCATATCTCCTGGCTTTAAGTCAACTCTATTTCCTTTAGGAGCATCAGGTTTCATAACTCCTTTATGCTCGTCTATGACGTTGTTAGACCCCGTAGGATCTATAAATATAGGCCATGGATCACCACCTAAACATAAAGTAGTTGATATCTCACAGCTAGGTCTATCTTTATGTCTGTTCAATATATTACCTGTTCTATATAATCTTGTGTAAGAATAGGTAGGTATTAAATCTAAATTTGTTTTAGCTTTCATTACAGGTATTGTTTTAACAAGTAATGTTTCCATTAATCGGTCTGCATACTTTGCATAGGATCCTGGTACTTGTTTATCGTGAAAGTTTCCAACTAACCAATTACCTGAATGCGTAACATAGTTTTCTAACATCCAATGGTCTGCTTCTGCTGATATTTGTAAATAAGTATAAACTATATCTGCTAGTTCTTTTGATATAGCACTTTTAATAACTTGGTATTTATTTTTTTTAAAACTCATTTTTGTATAAAATTATAAGACACTGATATACGCCAATTCTTTTCACCTTTTTCTGTGTTCATATTTATATCTACACCATGTGGTTGCCATGATGGAAAGAAAATCATTCTACCTTCAATAGCTTCATAAGCACATACTCTCCACAATTGTTCAGGAAGATTGTCTGTACGTCTTGGCATATATGTATTAGGTCCTGGTCTAGGATCTTCTAAAAATAATTTACCAGAGTTCTTAGGAACTTTTATATAGTACACACCTGACCATAATGAGTTAGGATGTGTATGTGTTTTATTATAAGAGTACGTTGGACTTACATTAGCCCACATATTTCCTAATCCTAGTTTAGGTGCAATACCATAATCTTTATTACACTCTTCAGCCATTTTAAATAACTCTTGTGTAAGAGGATTATACTCTTTCTTTTGATTCATGTCTGTTGGACTGTGCCAACCAAATCCAGAATTAGTTTTTACCTCGCCTTTTGGCTGAGCTTTCTTCCATGCTTTAATATGTTTAAATAAATATTTATTTAATTCTTTTGCGTTAGGTAAATCTTTAAAATAAATAGGGGTTGGAAATAATGTTTTTCGTTGCAGTTGACTCATTTAAAAGGTTGACCTCCAAACCACATAACCAAAGACCTCCTAATACCTTTCTTAATAGGTGCTACTCGATGCCTGATAAAAGATGCAAAGAATATAGCTTGACCTTGTTTAAGAGGAGGCATTTTATTTTTTTCCATAAACTCTAAATCACCACCTGTGAATGTAGATGGATCAGATAATAAACATGTCATAGATATTTTACGTACTGGTGGTTCGTGTTGACCATTAACATCTAAATCCATATGCCAATCATAAAAACCACCTTTAGGGTATTCTGTAAATTGTGCAGGTTCTGTTATTCTTACATTCTCAAAACCAAAATGATTTAAGTTTACTAAAGATAATTGATTTTCTACAGCTTTGTACATTTGTGGTAATTTATCAAAAGGTATCCAAGATATAGTGGTTGTTCTTTTTTTCTTATCAACACCACCTTTAGGTTTATTCATACCAACTTGTGCTTCTTGTGGTTTTTCTGCATGACCTGCATCTATAATATTTTGACATTGTTCTGGACTAAACAAAGGCGCTGTTGTTGTAGCCATATATGATTGCCATCGTGGCATTTTAATAATCATTCGTTTTGCCCTGAAGCTGTTCGTGATGCTATTGGATTATGTTCAACATCTATATTACAAACTAAAGTTCTACGTTTTTCTTTAGTGCCATTAAAAGGATAAACGCAATGTCTCATATCATAAGGGAACACATAAAAATCTCCTATCTTTGAATTAGGTGAGTAATCTGTTTTAGCAAATTGACCTGCTGATGCACCTATAATTTGTAATCTTCCATTCATAGGTTTTTCTGGTGCTGAATATTCTATGCCTGTGTTTGTTGGTAGTTTCATAATCATAACTGATGATAGACCTGTAAATAATTTACCTTGATGTATGTGTATTGGATTGTATTCATGAGCCTTCATTTCGTTAACCCATATAGAATTTATATGTCTTCTGTTCTCACCTATCTTATTCCACATAAGATAGTGATTAAATACAGAATCAAACCATTGTAAAATATCTTGTGGTAAAAAGTTGTGTTGATTCATTTTATCATTAGGTGGTCCATCAAAAAATAAAGACACCTCGTCTTCTATCTTACCAACTAATTGTTTATTTGCTTTAGGTAATTCTTTTTTACGTTTTTCGTATATATCATTAAGACCAACAAAGATCTCTAAGGGTACTTCGTATTTAAGAACTGTCTGACCAAGATAAACAAAGTCAAATTTCATACTATTTTCTCTTTAATTTTTTATTTTCTTTATTAGGCAATAACTCGCCATCTTTCATTACTCTGTTTAAAGTATCTAATTGTCCTAAAACATTGAATACTTCTGGCTGAGATGAACCTGGTGTTAGTGTTGCTTTCTGATGTTCTAATCTTATTTTATATGATTCTGCTTGGTGAGTATTTACATCTTTGTCATCAAATGATCCGTTATGAAATT